GATGAAGTAATTATCTGGGATGGCCCGTACGGTGTAGCGGTGACTTCTGTTGCGCCAACAGAACGTACGATGGTGGAGGTTGGCACTGCTGATGTGCCAGCAGGCAAGCCTTTCTGGGTCGTAAAAATTACAGACCTGCCGACTGACACCCCAACAGAGGAATGGGTGATTGCGGACATTGTTGGTGGGCGTGAGGCTGATGGAGCTGGCGAGCAAGGCGCTTAGGTAAAGTCGGGTGTTATCAAAGCTGATTTAACACCCGGAAAATATCAAATGATTTATGCCGCCGGAGGCGTATCGTCATCCTTCTCCTGTGCTTTCACCCACGTTCCATCATCAGTCGCAATAAAATTCAACCCCGGACGCTCTTCTGACATCTCAATGAATCCCTCTGGGCATAATGGGGTTTTGCTCAGATCAAGCGTGTAACCTGCTGTTCCTGGCTCTGCGTAAATTTTCACTAAATTGCCCTCACTCGAAGCCGATATGTTCTGGATGAATAGATCGATCCGCCAAAGGCATCACCTCCGCCAGAAAGGTTATGTGCGCTACCACTAATGGAACTCCTGTACAGAACACCGTCATTCCCGGTCTGAATGACAATTTTGTCCGTCTCATATAAATATGAAGGAGTAGCACCTGCTGCCGGTCCTGAGTTACCGTATGGTGCAGCCATGAAATAAGGCTCCGCCCAGATGCCATTCGCAAATACTTCCACTTGCGCCACAACTGGTCGCCCTGGGAACGGATTATCGATAACGATTCGTTGGTTAGCCGTCAGTGTCGGCGGCGCAGACTCGGTGCCGTTCGGGTATAAGACAACAGTATTAAATCTATTCTTCAGCGATGCGGCTGTAACTGCTTTATTCGCAGTCCCGGTGATGACCTCAGCATTTGTGGCAACGTCAATTTCAGCGGCTGTTCCCAAACCAAGGTATGTGAGAATGTCGGCAATAGTGCTTTTACCGATAATGTCTCGGCCTACCTGAGTGAGGTCGGTCAAAGCTGCAGTATCATCCCCGTTGAAATACGGTAATTTATTCGCAACGCCCACTAACGCGGCTAACGCCGTCAATGTAGGATCCAGCGGCTGGAAGTTCCCAAGGATGTAGGACAGCGTTCCGGCCGTCATCATGTTTGCCGCAATGTCATTTGCTGACCACGCTCGTGGGACAGTTCCTTCCTGCCCACGCTGAATAGTAAAGACATCACCAGCCCGGGCAGTAACATGAACAATCTCCGTAAGAGAACCGGTTGCAGCATCAATCAGCGTCAGCTTAAAGAAACTTGTGCCTGATACCGGAGAAGGAAATAGTGCACCAGTTCCGGTATTTAGTGTCAACGATGTTGCTGAGGCGCTAATGCCAGCCGCCAGAACGCTTTGAGCATTGTTAGCAGCTAAAAGTTGAAGTGCCATTTATCCTCCGGGATTCGGGCAATAAAAAACCCGCCGAAGCGGGTTTGGTTAACGATTTTTAGTTAATTACGAATTCTGCTTTAGCGCCGCGGAAGGAGATAGTTTTGTTTCCTGCCCGCCGGCAAGCATCAGCAATGGCTTTCATGCCATATTCAACATTTGCCAGATGGCTGCGCATGGCTACTATTTCAGCCTTAGGCGCCGACACGTCAAATCCGGCCGCCTCAAGAATATTGATCAAGCGAATGGCTGACGATGTTGAATTGTCACCACACAGCATAGTCACAGTGACGTCCAGTGAAGGGGCGCACATTGACTTGCCAAATGACAGGTTGCCACTGCGAACCACCGGGTTGTTGTCAATCCACCATTGGAGAGGAAGGCTTAGGCATTGGCAGCTCCGGCTGCTTTCCAAGAAACTCGCCTTCCAGTGGTACGCGAGCAGCGATAGATAGCGCCTCGGTAAACTGGTCGTCGCTGATTTCTTTGTAACTGCAACCAAAGTGGGATCTCAGTGAGGACCACATGGTAATCATCGCTTTAGCCTGACACTCTTTCGGTAGCGATTTACCGCGAGTCATTACCAGTTGCTTGATCGCCTCCTGCTGTTCGGAGGTGATTTTACCGGGCAGCGCCTTTTTAGCTTTTCGCGGGTTCTTAGCCTCACCCTTCGTCCAATAGTCATGCAGAACGGTAAAACATTCTT